GTGGTGGCGCTGGCCGGCGCCATGCCGCCTGAGACCAGCCGCTTCGCGGAGAGCATGTTCAAGCTGCTGGAGACGCTGCTGACGGCGGCGGTCTTCTACTGGGTCGGCACGTCGCGCGGCGCGGTCGAGATGCGCCAGGCGCTGCAGACCGCGGCGAAAATGCCGGACGGTTCACGATGAGCTTACGCACCAGCATCGCGGATCTGTTCCGCAGGATCGGTGCAGGGATGCGGCCTGCTCCGGCCGCAGGCGCGGCGGTGCCGGGATCCATCACGGGGGACGCGCCCCGGCCCGCCGCGCCGACCTATTCGCAGTTCGAGGCCTGCGTGGCCGAGGTGCTGCGCCATGAGGGCGGCTTCGTGGACAACAAGGCCGATCCCGGCGGCGCCACGAACCACGGCATCTCGCTGCGCTATGCGCGGTCCCAGGGGGCGATGTTCGACCTCGACCGCGATGGCGACGTGGATCGCGACGACATCCTGCTCGTCAATCCCGCCTTCGCCGCGCAGGTCTATCGGGACTGGTTCTGGGCCGATGTGCGCGGCGACCAGCTGCCGCCCGGCGTCAACCTGGCGGTGTTCGATTTCGCGGTGAACAGCGGACCCATGCGCGCCATCAGGGCGCTGCAGGCGGCGATCGGCGTGGAGACGGACGGCTATATCGGCCCGAAGACGCTGGCCGCCGTGCAGGGCGCGCCGCCGGTCGCGACCGTCACCACCATCTGCGACGCGCGGCTGGCCTGGCTCCGCACCCTGCCCACCTGGCCGACATTCGGGAAGGGGTGGGCGCGGCGGGTCTTCGAGGTGCGGGACAAGGCGCTGTCGCTCGCCGTGGAGGGGCGGCGTTGATGGGCTATGAACTGCGGGACGTCGTCGCCTTCCTGGCGGCGGTGGGCACGGTGAGCGGCCTGCTGATCGCCTATATCCGCTACAGCCTGGGCGGGGACTTCGCCAAGACGTCCGACGTGGCGGCGCTCGCGGCCAAGGTCACGCTGCTGGAGCAGCGGATCGAACGGATGCCCTCGCACGAGGACATGCGCAGCCTCGGCACGCGCATCGGCGAGGTCGAGCGCGGTGTCGCGGTGGTGCACGCCAAGGTGGACGGCGCGACCGAGTTGCTGAAGCGCATCGCGCACCACACGGACATGCTGATGCAGCACCAGCTCGATGAGGAGAAGGGACCTTGAGCAGCATGCACGCGGTGCTGGCGGAAGATCGCCGGCTCGTCATCCTGCGCGCTCTCGACGAGGCGCAGGGCACGTCGCTCAACGAGAGCATCGTGAAGAAGCTGCTGGAGCATGTCGGCCACCGCGTCGGCCGCGACCAGGTGCGCCAGGACGTGGCCTGGCTGGCCGACAGCGGGCTGGTGCGCATCGAGAAGCTGGAGGACGGCGTCTCCCCGGGCGAGCTGTGGGTCGCGCATCTGCGGGAGGACGGGCGCGACGTGGCGCGCGGCCGGCCGTTCCCGGGCGTCGCGCGCCCCAGCCTGCGCTGAGGGCCGCGCCGTGCCGCGGCCGTCGAAGATCGATCGCCTGCCCGCCGAGATCCGCGATGAGATCGGCCGCCTGCGCGATGGCGGTCGGACGATCGACGAGATCCTCGCGCATCTCCGCACCATGGGTGTGGGCGAGGAGGACGTCAGCCGCACCGGCCTCGGGCGCCACATCAAGGGGCTCGCCGAGCTGGGTGAGAAGATGCGGCAGTCGCGCGCGCTGGCTGAGGGGCTGGTCCGCCAGCTCGGCGACGCGCCGGAGAGCAAGACGGCGCGACTGAACATCGAGCTGATGCACAGCGTCATCCTCGACCTGTTCATGAAGGCCGAGGACGGCACGGTCGATGAGGATGGCAAGGCTGCGCTCGCCGGCAACCCCATGGGTGCGATGATGCTGGCCAAGGCGCTGGAGCATCTGACCAAGGCGTCCCGGCACGACGTGGAGTTCATCGAGAAAGTCGAAAAGCGGGCGACGGACCGCGCCAGGAAGGGTGCCGCCGCCGCCATGGCCGCGGCGGCCAAGGCGCAGGGCCTCTCCGCCGAGATGATCGACACGATCAAGAAATCGATTTTGGGGGTGGGATGATCACCCCGATCGTCGCGATCGCGCTGCTGGTCGCCGGGCTGCAGCTCTGCATCGCTGCTGCGCTGATCTGGGCGCTCTGGCCCTGGGAAGGCGAGCCGTGAGCGCCGAGATGGTGCTGCTGCCCTACCAGCGTGTGCTGGTGGAGACCATTTCAGCCAACGCGGTCACCGTCTACGAGAAATCCCGCCGCATCGGCGCCACCTGGGGCGTTGGTGCTCAGGCTGTGCTGACATCCGGTGCCGCGCGCGCCGAGGGCGGCATGGACACGCTCTACATCGGCTACAATCTCGACATGGCCCGCGAGTTCGTGGACGTCTGCGCCATGTGGGCGCGGAACCTCAGCCTCGCCGCCGGCGAGATGAGCGAGTTCCTCTTCCAGGATCAGGACGCCAAGGGCGCCGAGCGGCACATCCAGGCCTTCCGGATCTCCTTCGCCTCGGGCTTCGAGATCGTGGCCTTGGCCTCCCGCCCTCGTTCGCTGCGCGGCCGGCAGGGCTTCGTCATCATCGACGAGGCCGCCTTCCACGACGATCTTCCGGCGCTCATGAAGGCGGCGCTGGCGCTGCTCATCTGGGGCGGGCGCATCCTGGTCATCTCAACCCATGACGGTGCGGAGAACCCCTTCAACGAGCTGGTCCAGGACATCCGTGCCGGCCGCAAGCCCTATGCGCTGCTGCGCACGACCTTCGACGAGGCCTGCGAGCAGGGCCTCTACGCCCGGGTCTGCCTGAAGCTCCGCAAGCCATGGACAGCAGCGGATGACGCGACCTGGCGCGCCGAGATCCGCGCCCTCTATGGTGAGGGTGCGTCGGAGGAGCTGGACGTCATCCCGCGCGCCGGGTCGGGTCGCTTCCTGCCGCTGCACCTGATCGAAGCCCGGGCCAGCCGGGACATCCCGGTGCTTCGCTGGGCCTGCGATGACGCCTTCGTGCACCTGCCTGACCACATCCGCACGGCCGCTGCGCTCGCCTGGTGCGAGGAACATCTCGGCCCGCTGCTGCGCGCGCTGCACCCGCAGCTTCGCACCGCATTCGGCGTGGACTTCGCCCGCGTCGGCGACCTCAGCTGCTTCTGGCCGCTGCAGATCCAGCCGGACCTGCGTCGTCACACGCCATTCACCATCGAGCTGCGGAACGTGCCCTTCGACCAGCAGCGGGAGATCCTGTTCTACATGGGCGACCGCCTGCCGCGGCTCTCGGCCGGCGCGCTGGATGCGACCGGCAATGGCGCCTACCTGGCCGAGAAGGCGATGCAGCGATGGGGCGCGCACCGGATCGAGTGCATCCACCTCACCGAGCCCTGGTATCGCGAGCACATGCCGAAGATGAAGGCGCTGTTCGAGGACGGCGCCTTCAGCCTGCCGGCCGATGCGGCCGTCGTCGAGGACTTCCGCTCGATCGAGCTGGTCCGCGGCGTGGCGCGTGTGCCCGACAAGCGCCAGGTCGCGAAGGGCGAGGACAAGAACAAGGCCGGCGGGCAGCGCCATGGCGACGCTGCGATCGCCGGCGCGCTCGGCATCTACGCGGCCGGCCGAGATGTCGGAGACACGCGCCACGACATCGTCCCGCGCAACACCGCGCCGCCGCCCGGCCTTGGCCCCTTCGTCGGCGCCGGTGCCTTCGTGCCGGATGCCGGCTTCGGCCTCGCGCGGCCAGGCCTCGGCGATTATCTGGGGTGACGTGAGATGAGCGAAACGACGAACACCGCCGCCGGCGCCGGCCTCCGGGTCGAGATCGCGACGCTCGCGCGGGACACCACCTATCCCGTCAGCGGCTACACGCTGCAGACGCGCGATGACCTTCTCGTGCGGCGCGGCGGCGTGGATGCGCTGCACGTGTACCAGGACCTGGCGCGGGATGGGCACACCGGGTCGGTGCTGCGCAAGCGCCGCCAGGCCGTCATCGCACGCGAATGGACGGTCGAGCCGGAAGGCACCGGCCGCGCCGAGAAGCGCGCCGCGGCGATCGTCGAGGCAGCGCTGAAGCGCATCCGCTTCGATCGCGCCTGCCAGGGTCTGCTCGGCGCCGTGCTGACGGGCATGGCCGTCGCCGAGGTCATCTGGGAGCCGGCCGCGCTGGACATGCCGGGCGGCACCGGCACCTGGCTCGTGCCGAAGGACATCAAGGTCCGCAACCCGCGCCGCTTCCGTTGGGGGCATGACGAGCAGCTGCGCCTGCTGACGCGCGAGGCGCCGCTGCAGGGCATCGAGCTGCCCGAGCGCAAATTCATCACGGCCCGCTTCTGGGCAGAGGAGAACGAAGACCCCTATGGCCGCGGCCTCGGCCACGACCTCTTCTGGCCGGTCTACTTCAAGCGCAACGGCGTGGCGCTGTGGAATGCGCTGATCGACAAATTCGGCCAGCCCTTCGTCTATGCCGAATACCCCTCCGGCACCTCGGACAAGGATCGCGAGGAGCTGCTGGCGTCGATCGTCAACGCTGCGCGCGATGGCGGCGTGGTCGTGCCGCAAGGGACGCTGATCAAGTTCCTCGAAACCGCCAAGGGCGGTGGCGCCGGCGGCTCGCTGCACGCCGAGCTGGTCTCCGTCATGAACGCCGAGATCAGCAAGGTCGTGCTGGGCGAGACACTGACGACGGAGGTGGGCGATACCGGCTCCTATGCGGCGAGCCAGACGCATGACGGCGTGCGGGACGAGCTGGCCGACGCCGACGCGGATCTTCTCTCGGCCGAGCTGAACGCGACGCTGCTGACCTGGATCACGGAGGTGAACCTGCCCGGCGTCGCGCCGCCGAAGATCTGGCGAAGGAAGGTCGAGGCACCGGACCTCGCCGCCACGGCGCAGCTCGACAAGACGCTCTTCGACATGGGCTGGGAGCGCGATGAGGCCTCGCTGACGGAGATCTATGGGCCGGGATATCGGCGCAAGCCCAAGCCCGCACCGCTGAAGCCGCAGCCCGGCGCCGAGGGCGACGCGCCCGAGGAAGCCGGAGATCCTGCGCCGGAGTTCGCAGAGCCCACGGAGGCGCCCGAGCTGCTCGCCGATCGCCTGGCGCGAGACGCGGCGGTGCCGCAGGGCGCGATCCTCGACGCCATCCGGTCGGAGGTCGCGCTCGCCACCAGCTTCGCGGATCTCGAAGAGCGCCTGCTGCGTCTCTCGGCCGCGATGCCCCTTGCACCGCTCGCCGAGGCGCTCGACCAAGCCTTCGCAGTGGCGCACCTGGCCGGCCGCGCCGACGTGCAGGATGAGAGCGCGTCATGACCAGGCCCCTTGCCGTCGTCCTTGGCGCGGTGCTCGGCGCGGCGCTGCTGGCGGTCGCGCTGTGGGCTGGCGTCGAGCTGGCCTGGCGGATCTGGGGGCTTCGCCTCCTATCCCTATGAGTGGTGCCGCGTGCCTGGTGTCCGGCAGTGGACGAAGGCGGGAATGGGGACCCAATGTCTGAGCGAAGCGCAATCTCCGCCTTCAGCCTTCCGCCCGAGCAGGCGATCCGCTTCTTCCGGCAGAAGACCAACATCCCGACGCGCAGCTGGGATGATCTCCGCCACGGCGCGCATGCGCGCGCCTGGTCCGTCGCCGGCGTCACCTCCAACGACATCCTGGCGGACATGCGCACCGCCATGGACCGCGGGAACGCCGAGGGCACCACGTTCGACCAGTTCCGCGAGGACATCGGGCCGCTGCTCGGCCGGCTCGGCTGGGCCGATCGCGGACCAGGCTATGTCGCCTGGCGCACGCGCATCGTCTACGAGACGAACATGCGCACCGCCTATGCGGCCGGCCGCTATGCCGAGATGACCGATCCCGACGTCCTCGCGGCGCGTCCGTTCTGGCGCTATCGGCACAGCGGCAAGAAGCATTTCCGGCCGCAGCACAAGGACTGGGACGGGCTCGTGCTGCGCGCGGAGGATGCCTTCTGGCACACCCACTACCCGCCAAACGGCTGGGGCTGTGGCTGTTTCGTGCAATCGCTCGGCCCGCGCGACCTGGCGCGCGATCCCGCGCGCAAGGGGAAGGACGGCCCGGATGAGGCGCCGCTGACCGGCGCCGTGCCGCGGCGCGATCCGCGCACCGGCGAGATCCACACCGTGCCGCCAGGCATCGACCCCGGCTGGGATTACAACGTCGGGCGCAGCTGGCTGCACGGCACCGTGCCTCCGCAGCTGGCGGAGCCGCTGGCGCCCTATTCGGGAACCGGGCGGGGACCGACCGGGCAACTGCCAGCGGATCTTCCCGCCATGCCGCCGCCGCGCCCCGCGGTCACCGCGGAGCTGTTGCCTGCGGACCAGCCGGAAGAGTTCTACGTGCACCGCTTCCTGCAGGAATTCGGGGCCACTCGCGAGCGGCCGGCGGTCTTCCGCGACGTGAGCGGCACGCGCCTGGTCATCGGACCAGAACTGTTCATCCGAGCGGGACAATTCACGAAGGCGGACGCGGTCGCACGAGGGCGCTTCATGCTGAGGCTCGCCGAGGCGCTGAAGGAGCCGGACGAGATCTGGCTGGACTGGGCGCAGACGGCCGACGGCGGCGCGCATGTTCGCCGGCGCTACCTGCGGCGCTTCGCGGACGATCGCCGCGGCGCCCTGACGGTCTTCGAATGGACGCCGGCCGGATGGTTCGGCACCACCGTCTTCGTCGCGCGCAACGCCAGCTACATCGAGCGGCAGCGCAGCGGTGTGCTGCTGTATCGCATCGCCGAGGCTCAGGCCGAAAATGAATAATGGGGCCTCCGCCGACCGGGACCCCTCGCGCCGCCGCATTATGACGCAGGTCGGCTACCCTGCGACGGTCGCCGCGAGACAATAGGTCCGGCGCCCGGGCGCAGCAAGGAGAACCCGCCATGACTGCCATCGTCATCACCGTGCGCGACGCGGAGGTCCGCGCGGCCATGCTGCGCCTGGCCAAGATGGGCCGCGACCCGGGGCCGGCGCTGAAGACCGCAGGCGAATACCTGGTCATGTCCACCCAGGAACGCATCCGCGCCGAGACAGCGCCTGATGGCAGCGCCTGGCCGGCGCTGAACCCGGACTACGCCGCGACGAAGCGCGGCGGCGGCATGCTGGTCGAGAGCGGGCGGCTGATCAATTCCTTCACCCGCAAGGTCGAGGGCGCGCGGCTGACCGTCGGCACCAACGTGCTCTATTCCGCAATCCAGCAATTCGGTGGCACCATCACGCCGAAGAAGGGCAAGCGCCTGGCCTTCATGCTCGGCAAGCGCAAGTTCTTCGCGAGGCGCGTGACCCTGCCGCCGCGCCCTTACCTCGGCTTCTCGGCCGAGGACCGGAAGGAGATCATCGAGATCTTCGAGGACCATGCCCGGCGCGCCTTCGAGGGGCGGTGACCACCCGGCGTCACCATGTCGAGGCTGATGGCCGATTAAGAGCCCTAAGAGCGGACTAAGAGCGGGGTCCAGCCGTCCGGACGCATCTGACTACCCCCCAAACCCACAGCGGCCTGTACGGCCTTCTATGCGGCTCGGCGCTTGGAGGGCGCTTCCGCCCCTGTCCGGGGGCATGAAACCGGCCCGCGCGCGCGCTCATCCTCGGCGGCGATGCAGCGCCTCCATCTCTTCCGCGCCGGAACCCACACGCCGGGCTCCGGGTCCGCGATCGCCTTCAGCGAGGCGGATCTGTCCGCCATGGCGACTGCCTATGATCCCGCGTTGCACGAGGCGCCTATCGTCGTCGGCCACCCGAAGAGCGACGGCCCGGCCTATGGCTGGATCGGCGCGCTGCAGTCCGAAGGCGGCGACGTCTTCGGTGAGCCGCGCGACGTGGACGACGCCTTCGCTGAGCTGGTCCAGAAGGGCCGCTTCAAGAAGCTCTCGATCGCCCTCTACAGCCCGGACGCCCCGAACAACCCGAAGCCCGGCGGCTGGTATCTCCGCCATGTCGGCTTCCTCGGCGCCCAGCCGCCGGCCGTGAAGGGGCTGAAGCCGGTGCAGTTCGCCGCCGGCGATGAGGGCATCGTCACCGTGGAATTTGCCGAGGGCTGGCGCACCGCCTGGCTCTTCCAGGACGTCGCCACCCTGTTCCGCGGCGTGCGGGACTGGATCGTCGGCTCGGCGGGCGCCGAGAAGGCCGAGCAGATCCTGCCCGGCGGCGCTGTGCAGCGCATCGCCGAGGAGGCGGCGCGCATGCAGGAGCGCGAGGCCGCCGCGTCCAGCACCAGCTTTGGCCCTTCCTATGCCGAGCCACCCGGCCCGGCTTCCACCACCAGCACGGAGGAAACCGTGACCGAAGACCTGGCCGCGCGCGAGCGCGGGCTTGATGAGCGTGAGCGCGCCGTCGCCGAGCGGGAGGCCGCGGCGCGGTCCCGCGAGGCGCAGGCGGCGCACGCGCAGAACGTCGCCTTCGTCGAGGGTCTGGTGCGCGATGCGCGCCTGCCGCAGGGCCTGGCACCGCGTGCCGTCGCGGTGCTCGGCGCCCTGACCGCCGAGGTGGAGGTGACCTTTGCGGAGGGAGATGGCGAGGTGAAGCAGGGGGCCGTCGCGGCCTTCCGCGATCTGCTCGCGAAGCTTCCGAAGGCGGTGGAGTTCGGTGAGCGGGCCGGCGGCGCGGATCTCGCGCTGAACGACCCGGGCGCGATCTCCGACGCCGCCAAGGCCCACCAGGCCGAGCAGGAGAGGCTCGGCAAGAGCATCGGCTTCGCCGAGGCCGTCGAACACGTCACGCGCAAGGGGAGTGCCGCGCAGTGAGCAATCCGTCGCTTCAGAAGAGCTTCACGGCCGGCGCTGCCATCAACCCGCGCCGCTTCGTCAAGCTCTCCGCCGCCAACACGGTCATTCAGGCCGCGGCCGTGTCGGACGCCATCATCGGCGCTTCGAACGACGTGGGTGCCGCCAGCGGCGAGCGCCAGGACGTCGTCATGAGCGGCATCACCGAGATCGAGGCGAGCGCCGCCTTCTCGCTGGGCGCGCTGCTGACCTCGGACGCCGTGGGTCGCGCCGCGGCCGCCGCGCCGGCCGCCGGCACCAACAACCGCATCGGCGGCATCGCGCTCGATGCGGCGGTGGCGACCGGCGACATCGTCCGCGTGCTGCTCACGCCCGGCAGCGTCCAGGGCTAAGGGGGAGACTGATCCATGGCCACCACCGCCTTCCCGGTGAACCCGACGCTGACGGCGATCGCCATCGGCTACAAGAACCGCGACGTGGACCTGATTGCCGACCAGGTCCTGCCCCGCACGGACAGGACGGGCAAGAAGTTCGCCTACACGAAGTACGCGGCTGCTGATGCCTACACCGTGCCATCCACCCTGGTCGGGCGGAAGAGCGTGCCCACCGAAGTCGATTTCGGCGGCACGCAGCTGACCGACGAGTGCTTCGACTATGGCCTCGACGACATCGTGCCGAACGACGAGATGGACGCCTGGGCCGCCATGCCCAAGCCGAGCGGCGCGGTCTCGCCTCTCTCGAAGTCCACCTCGATGGT